TCCGTACAGAGGGGAACTGGAAGTAAAGCTAGGAAATCAGAAGTACAAGACGAGAATGACAGTTGACTCTCTTATAAGAGTTGAAACTGCATTAGGACAAAGTATTGTAAAGCTGACAACAAAGCTATCAGAAGGTCATCTATCGCTTACAGAGATGGGTTATATAATTCACTCTGCTATTAAAGGTGGTGGAAATGATATTGATGAAAATAAGGTCAATCATCTCATATATGAGTCTGGTATTACAGATGGTATGCGAGTTTGTGGAGAGCTTCTTGCAAATGTTTTACAAGGAGGTCAAAAACAAAATGAAAAAAAGCCAGAAGAAGCTCAAATGAATCTAGTATCCCATGGTCAAGATACATAGAGTTAGGAATAGGGGTTATTGGTATTCCCCCAAAAGATTTTTGGAATATGGGATTGCCAGAATTATATTTAGCAATTGAGGGATATATTGATACAAATTCATCTACAAAAGACAGTCCAGTTCTTGCAGACGAATTAAAAGATTTAATGGAAAGGTATCCAGACTAAATGGCAACTGTAGATACATTATTAGTTCGTATTGAAGCTGATATGAGTCAGCTAAAAAAACAACTCAATACAACAAAAAGACAAGTTGATAATTCTGTAGGTAGCCAAAGAAAATCATTTATGGCATTAGGCTCAACCATAAAAACTGTTATTGGGGTTGTCGTTGCAGGAGCAGTAGTAAGATTTGGTGCTCAAATGGTTGGTATGGCATCTGCAGTTGAAGAAATGCAGGCAAAATCATCTGTTGTTTTTGGACAATTTACAAGTGGCATTAGAAAAGATTTGGAGGCATTTGGAGATGCTGTTGGTCGTTCTACTTTTGAATTAGAAGGTATGGCATCACAAGTCCAAGACACATTTGTTCCACTTGGTTTTGCAAGAGGTGAAGCTGCAAAACTTTCAACACAACTTACAAAATTAGCAGTAGATGTAGCATCATTTAACAATGCTAGTGATACAGAGACAATGAGAGCATTTCAATCCGCACTTGTTGGAAATCATGAAACAGTAAGAAGATTTGGAATTGTAATTACAGAAGCAGAGCTTAATCAAGAGCTTTTCAGAATGGGAATTAGAAAAACCAAAGATGAAATTACGGCACAAGAAAAAGTACAAGCAAGATTAAATTTAATTCTTGCAGGAACTACAGATGCACAAGGTGATGCAGAAAGAACTGCAAATAGTTTTGCTAATACTATGAAAGCATTAAAAGCAGAGTTTGAAGAATTTGTTGTTGAAGCAATTACTCCAATGTTGCCTGCACTATCTGATATGGTTAGAAGCCTTAAAGATGGAATAATATCCATGAGGGAATTTCTTAGAACAGTAGGTATTCTAGATGGAATCAAAAAACAAATAACTGCGACAGAAACATTAAAAAATAATACTAATGAATTAGCAGATGCAGAATTAAAATTAAAAAAATTACATGATGAAAATAGAACCAGAAGTAGTGGTGGACAAACTAGCTTTCTTGGTGTTGATACAAGTAGAATCACACAAGATTTAGAAAACATGAAAAATGGATTCTTTGGCACTACAAAACAAATAGATAATCAAATAACTGCCTTAAAAAATCATATAGAAACATTGAAGACTAATAGAGAAGCGATTCTTATGGTAACTGATGCTGAAGTTATGTCAGAAAACGCATTATTTGATAAAACAAAACAAGAGAAAATTGCAAGAGAAGAAAAAGAAAAAGCAACAAAGTTAGCTAAAAAACGAGCAGAAGAAGAAAAAAAATTAAAGAAAACCCTAGAAGATATTAAAAATCAAACACAAGATTTAACTATTGAAAACAAACTCTTACAAGCAAGTATTGATGGAAAGACTGAATCACAGATAGCACTTTTAGAAATAGATTTACAACATAAAGGTTTGTCAGAAGAACAACTAAAAAATTTAAAAGAGCAGACTGCAGAAAATATAAAACTTACTCAAGCTATTCAAGACCAAAAAGATGCTTCAGAATTATTAAAACAAACAGAGGAGGAAAGGCAACAAAAAACAAGAGAAAGTATTGCTAATGCCGTTTCATTAGTTGGTCGTAGAGATGATTTAGTTGAAGCAGAAAATAATTTAAATTTAGCATTAGAAAAAGGTGCTATTTCTTCAACTGAATATCAAACTGCTATGGCTAGACTAAATGAAGAAATGTTTGCACAATCAGAAACTGGTAGAATGGCTCTAAAATCTATTGATGGTCTTAGTGATGGATTTGCAAATACTTTTGTCAATGCTTTAGAAACTGGAAAGTTCTCTTTAAAATCGTTGGGAAGTGTAGTAAAAAATGTTCTTGCTGAAATGGCTCGTGATTTCTTAAAGGCACAACTTAGAGCCATGATGCTTAGAGCAGTTCTTTCTGCTTTTGGAGGTGGACAACCAACAATTGCAACTACTGCTCAAGTTCCTATGACGGCAGGAGGTGGTACAATTCAACCTCGTAGACCAACAATAGTAGGAGAGAGGGGTCCAGAGTTATTTATTCCGAATACTGGTGGTGTTGTTAAGAATAATATGGATACAAAATCAATGATGGGTAGCGGAAAACCAATTGTTATAAATCAAAACTTAAACTTCTCAACTGGTGTTTCTCAAACTGTTAGAGCAGAGGTAATGAATATGCTTCCACAAATACAAAATTCAACTTTAGAAGCTATGGTAGAGGCTAAACAGAGGGGTGGCAGTTTTGCTACTATTATGTCATAATGGCTATTTCATATCCTATAACATTACCTACAGATGCAATCGCACAGCCAATAAGTACAACATTTAGAATTAGGCGAGTTATTGGACAAACACAAAGTCCTTTTACTGGTACAACACAAACATTTAAACATACTGGAGAATGGTGGGAGGCAGAAGTAACTTTACCACCTATGAAACAAGCTGTTGCTAAAAAATGGATCGCATCTCTTGTATCTCTAAGGGGTGTATCTGGTCAAATGCTTTTGGGAGATTGGGATGCTAGAACACCTAATGGAACTGCATCAACTAGTGCAGGAACACCTTTAGTAAATGGTGCAAGTCAAACTGGTAACTCTTTAATTATAGATGGAGCAACTGCAAATCAAACTGGGTATCTTAAAGCAGGGGATTATATACAACTTGGAACTGGTTTATCATCAAGATTACATCTGGTAGTTGAAGATGCAGATACAGATAGTAGTGGAAATGCTACTTTATCTATTGAACCTGCTCTTAGAACAAGTCCAACAGATGATACTGGAGTAACTGTTTTAAATCCAAAGGGTGTATTTAGATTAGTTGATAATGCTACAGAATGGGAAGCTAATGCTATTTCAGTTTACGGAATTACTTTTGCAGTAACGGAATATTTAACATGAGTAGAAGTCTTACAACCGCACTCAACAACCAACTTGTTTCAAATGAAATGGCACCATTTTTTGCGGTTGACCTTGCCTTTGATGGTGGTGATTTTCTAACATGGACTGGACATGGCGATATTACTTTTGGAGGTAAAACATATGTGGGAAGTGGAGATGTCCTGTCAGTTCAACCAACACAAGAAACATCAGAAATAAAGGCAAATGGAATTTCTGTAGTTCTTTCTGGTATTCCTAGCAGTTTAGTTTCAAGTGCATTAAGTGAGTCATATCAAGGAAGAAGTGCTACAATATACTTTGGAGTTCTTTCAAATTATGCAGTGGTTTCTGACCCTTATATAATATTCAAAGGTTCTATGGATACAATGATAATATCCGATTCTGGAGAAACCGCTAACATAAAAATAAATGCAGAATCAAAACTTATTGATTTAGATAGAGCAAGAGAAAGAAGATATACCTCTGAAGATTTAAAAATTGATTTTCCAGATGATAAAGGTTTGGAATACATTGATGACTTACAAGATAAGGAAATCGTCTGGGGTAGCTAATGGGTTTTTTTAAAAAATTTGTAAGAGCACTTTCAAATCCTGCTACAATTATTGCTGCAGTAGTAACAGTAGCAGTTGCAGTATATTTAGGACCAACTGCTTTTGCCTTATCATCATTCATAACACAAGTAGCAGTTACCGCTGCAGTAATGGCAGGTGCACAAGCATTAAGCCCTTCACCTAAACTACCTAGTTTCAATGACTTTACAAATGAGGCACAGGGTAGAACTCAGATGATAAAACAACCAACAGTGCCTAAAAGAGTAATATATGGTGAGGTAAGAGTTTCTGGTGTTCTTGGATTTATTGAAAGCACAAATGATGATAAATTTCTACACATGATAATTCTGATTGCAGGGCATGAAGTTAACTCAATAGGAAATGTATTTATAAATGATACACAAGTAACTCTTGATACCAATGGAAATGTTACCGCACCCTCTAAGTATGCAAATAAAATAAGAATAAAAAAACATCTAGGTAGTGATTCACAATCTGCAGATTCAGACCTTATATCAGAATCTAATGGAAAATGGACAGACCAACATAGATTAAGAGGAATTGCATATATGTATGCAAGATTAGAATTTGATAGAGATGCTTTTCCAAATGGTCTGCCAACTATAAGTGCATTGGTTCAAGGTAAAAAAGTATTTGATCCAAGAACATCCACAACAGCCTTTTCAAGAAATCCTGCACTTTGTGTAAGAGATTATTTGTTAGATACAAGATTTGGTTTTGGTGCTTCAACATCAGAAATAGACGATACCTCATTTTCATCATCAGCTAATACTTGTGATGAAGATATTACAACATCAGCAGGAGCAACTGTAGATAGATATACATTTAATGGCACTTTTGAAAGTAAGGGTTCACCAAAGAATATTCTTTCAAATATGCTCACATCTTGCGGTGGAATGACAGTTTATACAAATGGTAAATTTGTTATGAAAGTTGCAGAATATAGAAGTCCATCAATCACCCTTACAGAAGATGACTTTAGAGGTTCAGTAACAGTACAAACAAAGAGATCAAAAAGAGATAATTACAATGCCGTAAAAGGTATATTTTCTCCTGCATCAAATAATTTTATAGCATCAGATTATCCTGCATTTACATCTAGTACTTTTCAAGCGGAAGATGGCGGACAACAACAATTTTTAGATATGGATTTACCTTTTACTACAGAATCAAATACTGCACAAAGATTAGCAAAGATTGCTCTTTTTAGAAATAGACAGCAAGTTACTCTGGCAGGGTTATGTTCATTAAAGGCTTTTCAGCTTAATGTTGGTGATTCAGTAAATATAACTTTGTCAAAATTTGGGTTTTCCTCAAAAGTTTTTGAAATAGCGGAATGGTCTTTAACTATTTTTAATGATGACACTAATAGTCCTGCATTAGGTGTTAATTTAGTTATGAGAGAAACCAATTCAGCGGTATATGACTTTAGTGCAAATCTTGATGAAAAAACATTTTTACAAGATAATACAACACTTCCTGATCCATTTACTGTACTTGCACCTTCATTGACTGTATCTGATAAATTACAAACATTTAATGAAGAAGCAATAACTGCACTTGTTGCTAATGTTACATCAACACAACCAAATGTTTTGAATTTTGAAGTTCAAGCAAAAAAATCAACTGACAGTACATTTATAAATCTTGGGCAATCATCAGCAAATGAATATGAACTTTTTAATGTTCAAGATAATGCAATTTATAATGTTAGAGCGAGGGCAGTAACAAGATTTGCTACATCATCTTTTGTAACTGCAGATCATCAAGTTGTTGGAAAATCTGCTCCTCCTGCTGATGTTACAGATTTTGCAGTTAACATTGTTGGAACAGAAGCACATTTATCTTGGACACCAACTGCAGATTTAGATTTATCACATTATAGAATACGTCATGCAAGAGAAACAACTGGAGCAATATATTCAAATTCTATTGATCTAATTAGAAAAGTATCAAGACCTGCAAATACTTGGATTGCCCCTGCTATGACAGGAACATATTTTATAAAATCAGTAGATAAATTAGGAAATGATTCAGTAAATGCAACATCTAGTGTTGCAATCATTGACAGTATAAAAGATTTGAATGTTGTTCAAACAGTCACAGAAAGTACTGCATTTTCTGGCACAAAAACATCTGTAACAGTAAATTCAAATAATCAATTAGTTCTGACATCTGCAGGAGTTTTTGATTCAGCAAGTGGTAATTTTGATGATGCAACTGGATTATTTGATGCAGGAGGTGGAAACCTTGCACTTACTGGAACATATGATTTTAATACTGTCGTTGATCTTGGTGCAGTCTTCACAAGTACTATCACGGAAAATGTCAATGTAGTTCGTTTAGATTTATCTGGAAATTTATTTGACAGTACACTTGGAGACTTTGATGATAGGTCTGGTAGATTTGATGGAGATGCAAATGAATTTGATACAACAAATGTTGAAATACAAGTTGCAACAACTGAGGGTGATCCTGCATCAGCAAGTTTTGGAAGTTTTAGAAAATTTTTTACTGGAGATTATAAAGCAAGAGGACTTAAGTTTAGAG